GAGAAAATACTAGACCGCATATCGGATGAGAATAAGGAAAGAAGACCTCTGATCCGAATGCTTCGGAAGCTATGCGATGACCGATTAGTTATAGAGGAAAGCATTGAAGGGCTAAAAAAATATTCGCTAGTAAAATGGGAATTTACTCATGATTCAAGCCTTCCACCAAAAACTTGAAGCAACCGTAGGATCGCTCGAAGACGGCTGCATTGGAACGGTTAAACTCATGTCCTGCGGCATCTCCGAGCGAGAGGCCAAGGATGCACTGGCCAACGGCTGCGCGTATCTAATCGAAGAACTAGAGTCAAAGATTATTTTCCTAAGAAGTGAACTGCCACCAGTCGATGAGGAATTTCATGGATAAGCCAACTGCAACGATAGAGCAAATTACAGGTGTAATTGATCCGGTCATAAATCTTATGGCTACTCATCTTTTCACTAAAAGACATACGATCTACCTTTCTGCTATTTTAAAATCTCTTCATATATTGACTATCGAAGGACTTGCGGAGAATAAAGATGACTAACTCAATCACATTTAATGCTGGCGGCCTAGAGATGCTCAGGCTCTGCGACAACGGAGATATTTTCGTCAAAGATAGGCTCTGCACGAGCGACAAAGAAACGGTTAGAATCTTTAAGCAGTGGCTGGAAGCTGCAACCGCCCAATACGGCGACGGTTCAATTTGCAGGGAACGAACTATAGCTGAGAGTCGCGATGGCATATAGATACATTGAATATGATCGGGCTATTCTGATTCAGATTCTCTATCTGATCACAGCAGCATCAAATGAGATGACGCTCCAGGAATCCCAGACTCCGCATCGAATTGATATTCCAGATCCAGGGGATATTGCGTGTACTATCTATACCATGTTAAAGCTATTGGAAACTGAGATGAATATGGCTGTAGATGGTACGCGAATAATCGCTGAGCTCTTGCTTGAGAAATTCAATGCAGTGGAAGGACCAAAACGTAATGCAGAAAGAACTTGATCATTGGACGGTTCAAATTCCTGACAACGAAAAATTGTGGATTAAACAAATCCTGGATGCCATGTGCAGCCAGACTTTAAACTTCGATACCGCAGCTCTAGCGGTTGAATTAGCCTATAAAAAAGGTTATGCGGAAGGACGGAATGGAAAACGATGAATGGCTTGAATTTAGAAAAGGAGGAATAGGCAGCAGTGATGCTCCAATAATATCTGGTGTATCACCTTATGCTACTCCTTATCAACTATGGGAAATAAAGACTAGAAGGAAAGCTGAATGGAGAGGGAATTTTGCGACCCGCAGAGGCCACGCTATCGAGCCTAAAGCCAGGGCTGACTACGAGTTTACCTATGACCGAGAGATGCCTGCGACCCTGGTTCAGCACCCGCAGTTCCCTTGGATGCGTTCAAGTCTTGATGGATGGAACGCCAAGGAGCGGATCGTGCTTGAGATCAAATGCCCTGGCAAGGTCGACCATGATCTTGCCCTAAACGGTTTGGTTCCAGAGAAATACTATCCGCAGCTGCAGCACCAGATATTTGTTTCAAGCGCGAACCGTGTTGACTATTGGAGTTTCGATGGTGAGAGAGGCGTTTGCGTGCCTGTCTATTTCGATTATCAATGGTTTAAATCATATTGGGTCAAAGCTCTTGAGTTTTGGCAGAACGTCGAGAATGATACTCCGCCTGCATTAGTGGATAGAGACTGGAAACTTGTCAGAAACAAGTTACTGAGGCAGGACTTAGAGGTGTGGCATTCGGCGAGCTTGGTGAATGGAGAGCAGGCGGATTATCTGAGAGCAAGAATCTTTGAGGTCTTTGCGCTAGAAGGCCGCCTCATAAGGTGTAGCGGATTTTATCTTGATGGATCAACAAAAATAATTTCTTACCAAAGAACGACTCTCCATCCTCCTACATGAAACGGTTCTAAGTCCGAAACATGGCATCTAATATCCTCTACATTAAGTATTCGTTCCATCGTTATACGTGGAATTGATACTTTTCCTGAAGATAGGTTTGCTAGAATAATATTTTTTTGATCAACGCAAGGCACAACATCAAAGCCATATTTTTCAAATACAGCAACGATCATTTTGTAATATTGCGTTCTTTGTTTCATAGTCTACCAGCGGTCATTAAAAAATAATAGATCATCAAAGTTAGCAATATTACAGTTATAACTTCAGCTACCATGCCAAAAACCTCCTTCCTATATATTTGTTGCGATTACTGGTAAAAAACTTAAACAACTTACCTCGAAATTGATCACAGCCGATTGAGTGACAGATGGTTTAGGTTTTGGAAACCACTGCTGGAACCTCTTTTCTAAAATTAAGACGTTTCTTACATAGCGATAATTTCTATACTGACCATTTTTAAATTTGAAAGGTTGACCTTGGTTATAAGACGAAATCATATCGGTATCAGACTTATAACGACGTTTCAAAATTGACATGTATTTCACGCCAAATGCTAAGTTTGTCGAAACATTATAAAGATTTTGACATGGCCTTGAAAAACCTATATACCGAGCAGTAGAGCACTTAATTTGCATAAGTCCGTAACTACTGCGCTGTGCTTCCGTCTCAGTTTCCAGAGGAATGCCTTGCATTTCTGCATAAAACGCAGGCTTATAGAAATACGGATAGCCTTTCGAGTATTCGTGTGCATCCAGCTTCCCTCCTGATTCTTGAAAAATCATTGCTGCTACGAGAGATGGATTAAAATTGTATCTCATAGATTCCTTGACAATATTTTTATGCAGACTCTCCAATCTAGGAGGCATACCAGCAACAAGAAATCTGCTATAAAAAAGAATCATGATCACAATAAAAATCCGCATTTAAACCTCATCATTTATGGCGACTGTCTTCCAGAGACGATCGCTATCGCGTAAATCGCAACAGTTTTTTTCAGCTAAAATTGCTGAAAAAAACTGTTACTTTTTATTTATGTTTATGGATAGATAGGGAGGATGCTGAAAAAAAGACTAAAATAGATTTTTTTCAAGTTTCAGACCTCCGTCTACAGACTATGGCAGTAATCTATTTAGATGATACTAAAGTAGCATACTTTGGTCAATGCCCTATTTTAGAATCGACGAGGCTTGGATAATATTGGAGATATTCCAGCCACTATTGGTTCCTCCGGATTTTGAGCACCCGCCATTTGTATGGACACCGACCAGCGAGCCCGAGTCGTTCAAGATTCCAGAGCCGGAACTACCGCCAAGAGTATCAAGATTTGAATAGTAAATTTTTCCGCCTTTACTACTCGCCAATTTACCGAAGGCGATTACTTTTGGTTTTGTCTCTGGATGCTGGATTATCGCCAGCTTCGAGCTCGCGCTACCGAATGGAGTCGGTGATACACCAGGATTCTGGTCGAGACGGATCAAAGCGTAGTCGGGATTGTTACTGCTTTCCAGCGCAACGCCGCGTACCGTTATCACAGGTCCATCAGGATTAGCTTCATAGTTAAATTCGACTTTAGCTGCATTGCCTTTTGCGAGGCAGTGGCCAGCTGTTATAAATAGATTATTCTGGTTGCCATGTTTACCGATGAAAGTACCACTGCATCCACGGTTCAGTCTGCCTACAGCTCCTTCGCGAGACTGCACCCAGGATAGAGGTCCTTTGTACTTATTCACTGGAATAAAGTCGGTGGTCGTACCGCATATGGAGAGCGGTTCACTACTCTCAGGATGAGAACCACAAGCCGCCAAACCAATGATTAAAGCAACAAAAACGAAATAACGCATTCTTTTCCCCTTGACTGTATGGCTTATCTGTATTGTTTAAATTTTACCATAGATACGTTATAATGATCAGTCATCGGTAAGAGTGTACTCCAAATTAGAGGGGTTCTTCGGAACCTCTCAATCTAAGAGGCAACTGTGTTCAATAAAAAACTAATCAACCATCTAATAATAAATCAAAATTTTGGCGTTTATGGAATTGCAGCCGAAGTCTATAGAGTGAAATTTTTTGAGAACTGGTATTCTCGCGGAATAGAAATCGAAGGAAGCGAATTCCTAAAGAAAATGCAGCTATGGAAGGGTACAGAAATTTATGTTTTGACTATTATACCCTGGATAAATGGGAATTTAACCGTAGAAGATTTGTCAATTCATATAAAAATTATGACCGACGGACTTGGGTTTAACGATAAAAATATAAGATTAGTCACAAATAATAATGTGATAAGAAAACCAAAATCTTTTTGGAATAAGTCAACTGAAAAAAAAGACGAATAGAGCCATCTGTTTTATGACCGACAAATGCTGATTTTATTCTCTTCATCTAGCTTGGATTTGAACATAACTTTGTTATCCGATGCTCGAATATACTTCACAACAACCGATTTATTTTCCGTATCGACATCAAGCCGAACCCAGGTTGGTGTGCTTTGCGGAAATACCCACTTGGTACTGATCTTCACTCCGTTCTCGGCTTTGTAGTTCCTCGTTACAGGCTGAGTCGTTTCTTGCACTGCTCCGGACAAAATTAAAGGGATATTATCTGCACAGTAGAACGCTGCAATATGATCATGACCCAATAATACGGCTGAGATTTTGCTACTATATTGACGAATCAAACTGCGCACGGCAGTTTGGAATTTTAATTTTCCATCCCAACTATGAGCGCCAAGATTGTAGCTTGGATGATGCCAAACCAGAAAAGTAATTGATGCTTCTTTTTGAAGCTCGCGCTCTAGCCATTTCATTTGCCTATCTACATTTAGAGTATTATCACTGTTTAGTACCAGGAAGCGCAAACCACCGTCGTACTCTTTACTGTAGAATTCTCCTGGCATATCGAAAAAATTTATTTCGTTTTGATAGCCGTTATTGTGATTGCCAATTGCTACAACACTAAAATCAAAATCAGACCAGCTTTTCCATACATTTTCATATGTTCCGCTATACAAATTATCTCCGGGAAGAACTAGAGTGCGTACCCCAGCTTGCAGAATAGAATTTCTAACGCTCTTAGAACCGCTCGTAATCCTTCCAGCATCGCCTATTACTGCAAATGACTGGGCATACAACGCGATATCAGCAATCAGAAAAATAAAAGCAATTATAAAGTTATTTAGCACCGTTAACCTCATCTAGTTCGTCCTGCATTTTAATTGAGACGTCCAGCATCGCATGAGAGGCACGGTCGCGCATCCATTTACTGACGTTCCCGCCTGAAAATTTATCTGCGTTTGATCTTACATGGTTAAGCTCATCGTCATTCATACGAACGAATATTTTTTCACAACGGTTTTTTTCCGGATTTTTTGATAATCGCCGAGTAGACATATTTGACACTCCTCTCAATTATTACTGAGCCTATTTGTCTCAATATCGGCCATACAAGTCTAGTCATATCGAGATCGCTTTTCGGAAATCGGTCATGCTCAACTTGAGAGAACCTCCTGGATCTGATTTGCGTCCTTGTGGCAGAGCGCATTCATCGTGCCCGCAGATATTTGCTGCACTGATAGAGAACTCTTGCATCAACTGCCTGACAAGCGTGGAAAGCCGCATCTCTTGGGCTTGAGACGCGGCGTCCCACAAATGTCCCATCCTTTTTACACCGACCGCCTTGCTACCATTCCAGGCGAATCCATCGGAATTGAGCAAACCCCAGCTTATAAATGCGATTGCAATGTGAGTACGGTTTGGTGACTGCCCATTCCACATTGCTTTTCCGGCATGGTTAACCGCTTTTAAAAGATGTGCGGTTTGATGCAGTGAACCGTCACGGTCAATGATAAAATGATAGCCGATGCGATTCACGCTCATCTCGCGCTTGACTCGATCCATATTGTCATCGGCTGTATAGTGAATTGTGATACCAGTGGGAACAACCGGCCAAAAAGTAGTTCCTAGACGATCAAGATCATGGAGTTTATCTGCATTTTCCCAGATTGATTTCATGTTAAAGCATCCACTAAGTTATAGATTGCTTCCTTAAAGGCTACCAATAGCATGTCTTTTTCTTCGCCGGTTAAGTCAAGTAGTTCGTCTTTAATTTCATCGGCACCTTTAACCGCAGCGATAAGAGCAGGCAATAGTTGTATCGCCTTGAGCGTATCCATTAAGTCGATTGAACCGTCTTGATTTGCTTTTTTAAAAGTTTTTGCCAATTCTGAAATGAATAGAATTATATCGTTGGTATTTTCTATTCCGGTTGTCATTTCTTCCCTCCCTAATAAAAGACATATTAGCATATAGACTGTTACAATTGGCTATGTGAAAGTGAGGCGGTAATGATCACAGACCAATTGCTAGCACTGCATGACCAGCTTGAATCGAAGGCAACCCCGCGACCTTGGATAACTGATATGAAAAAGAAGCCAGGATATAGAGATGCTTGGTGGTCAAGAACTGGCTTTAAAGAAACTCAGTGGAACAGTGAACAGGATGCTATGTACTTGACTCTGATTCGGAATATAGCTCCAGACTTAGTCGATGAGATTCGCAAATTGAGAAAAATGTGCGACCAGCTTTCCTCTATAGTAGTAGAACAGCAGGTGGAAATAGCTAAATTGGAGAAAGGATAAAATAATTGTTTGGATTTTATGTAAGTCATGTTGTTATTTTGTGGTTTACCTTGTTCACGGTTGTACTTTTATTCATATCAACCGTGATAGATGTGGTATATGGAATTTATCTGAAAAAAAAATCTAAGAATCAAGCAGCACAGGTCCAACAAGCTGAAGTAAATCGTCAACGGTAATAGTGATCCCGCCAAGATCCGAGACTTTAACCGTTGGCTCTGGCAAGTCTAGTTTAGCCTCGCCAAGAGCTTTAAACTCCTCAGTGAATAACTTCTGCTGCTCCGCTTCAAATACGTAAGTCTTCACTTCCTTATCCTCGCCAAGCGGGATAAGAATTGCTTCGCCAGCTTCATCCTTAGTCGCGTATTTCTCGCATAGTTCTTTGCGAACCTTCTCGAAGTCCTTGAATGCCTCTTCGATCTTTTTATTCACGGGCAAGAGCTTCCAGCTCACCGATGCTTTCATGTTCGGATGACTTCGCAAATGGGATAGAGACTGCTGAAATTGTGGCTTTAATAAGGTGCTCATTTCTACTTGCATGATGTACTCCAATAAAAAAATGCCTATCGGATGATAGGC